ATCGTTATCAAATAAACCATAAGAAACTCCACCAGCAGCATTAGAAGATTGAGCTCCTAACATATCATCAACATCAAAAGAGAATTGACGATTTAAGAACAATACATTTTCTTCAATAGCTCCTTGTTTGTCAAGTCTTTGGATGATAGCATCAAAATCAACTAAAGCAGTTGGATTTCCTCCACCCCATACATTTCCTCTATCATTGATAGCGTAGAAAAGACCTTCAGAACCTTTGTTTCCAACAGCTCCACCTGCAGCAATAGCTCCAGATCCAGTTTCAGCAGGAACTGCTTCAATCATACTCATTTCCAAGTAATCATCAAAACGCAAACGAGTTTCGTGCTCTGATTTAATGTACCATAAGTATCCAGTAGCTCCATTTTCAGTAGTTACTTCAACCCATCCAATTTGAGCCATATCAGATCCAGAAACAGCATATTTATCTTTGATGATAATTGGGCTGTTTTCGAAGATATCGTCAACTGATTCAAGAGATTCTTCCATTCCTTCAGTTCCTTTTTTGAATTCAGAACCGTAAACGAATGCAGTAACATCAGATCCTAATGGAAAAGATTGTCCAGTAGCTTCGTAGTAAGCAACGTCAAAAGTACCAGCGTTGTAATCAACACTAGTGATGATAGCTTTGTTAGAATTAGCTGCAACAGTGTTGTCAGATAAGAAAACTGTTTGACCTACTCTGAAAGCAATTTGTCCAGAAATAGTATCGTTAACTGTAATAGTAGCTACATCGCTATTTACAGCGTCAGCAGAAGTACAATCTACATATTTAGTATGTAAACGACCTTGTTCTGCCCATTTAATAAGGTCAGAGTTAGATGGCATCTCTGCTCCAACTGCTCTTAAGAAAGAAGCAACAGAACGGTTACCATATCTTTCGAATTCTTTTTCGTAAGTATCAGGAAGATACTGATTCAAGAAATCAAAGTTTGTGATGTAGTTAGTTGAAAGAGTTTTTCTTTCAGCTGATGGGGTTAATGAAAACCCAGGTGTTGGCATTACTGACATAATCGTGTGTTTTAATGTTTATAACTTCTAATTTTTAGTCCTCTACCACTATCACTTTCAGAAGCAACTACTTTAAATCCTGATTGACCTCCAGACTGAGGAACACTTCTTGTTTCCATGTCTATATTCTTAATTTTTTTTGTGCTATCTAATAGCGCATCGGTCTTGCCTTGCTCATAAAAGAACTTAGCCATTTTCTCAGGATTCATAGCCGCAGCTAATGAACGATGATAACCTTTAGCATCTGATATTAATCCATTTTCATCTAAATGTTTAGATACAAAATTTGTAACATCCGATTGAGCTTTCATTATTTCTGAAACATCTCCTGGCAAAAACGTTATATTTTTATCCCCAACATTGAACTCAAAACCTTTGAACTCGTTAGAGAAAACTTCCTCCGTTTTCTTTTGAAAATATTCAGACTTTCTACGATTCTCTTGCTCATAGGTCTGTGATTCTTGAACGTATTTCTTGTAAGCATTGTAACCTTCTGTTTCATCATCTGAAACTAGACTACCTTTCGACTCGATAGGTATTCTGTATGCTTCTTTTGACTCATCAAAAAACTTCTTTGCTTTAGCAAGCTCTTTCTTCTTAGCTATTTCTTTCTTCTTGATATCCTTTGGATCATCAAGGTCCTCATCATAAGCAAATTTATCCTCGATCATATATGCAATATCATCCTTGTCTAAATCCTCTTCTGTTTGAGAGTAATACTCAGCTAATAAATCATCTGGATTAAGATCTTCAAAATTTCTGTTTAATTTAACGAAATCTTCAATACCTCTACCAGTTTCTTTTTTGTATTTAAAGTACGCAGAAACGTCACCAGGTAACTCTTCCGCATCTTCTCTTTTTTGAAGTAACTCATCTATAGAGTTAACCTCCTTATTATATCTATTCTTAATATATGAAAGAACGTCTGAATCACCATATTCTTTTGGTTCTTCCTTTTGTTCAATTACAACTTCAGGTACTTCTACCTCTTGATGCTCTTGTAAACTTTCTTCGTGCTTGTCTAAAAGTTGTTGTTCAATTTCTTGAACTGACTTTTGTTCAACAGCTCCTAATTCTTTTACTGTGAAATTTTCCATTTGATTTGATTTAAATTTTTTTGCAAAGTTAACTATTAATTTTATATCTTATTTAGCAGTTCCATTTATCTAAAGACAACTTCTTTCTTGTTGGTTCTCCATTTGGCTTTTTCATTGGGCCTGGCATACCAGACATTCTAGCACAGAAAGATTTTCTACGCATATCATCCTTACTTCCAGATTTTATCTTAGAAGGTTTTGTAGTAACTGCTGTTTGTAATTTTGATCCAGGATTTGCTTTTCTGTATGAAGCAACTCCCTTAGCATTTAAACCGCCAGTCTTACTTTTTCCCTCGGCTCTTTGCCATGCTGCTGTTTTTGCCATTTATTTTACGTTCTTGTTTAAGCATCTCTGCAGTAGGTTTCTTTCCAGAACCTTTATTTGCACGAATGTTATTCCACAATGAATTTTCTACTCCTAATTTGTTTTTCATTATCTTGGTCCGAATTGAGAGAAATCAAATGAGTCTAAGTTATCGTTAGTAGATTCAAAATCTACTGGAGGTAAATTATTCTTACGTTGATCTATCAGTTTAGATTGTTGTGTGTTTTGTAAGCTAACACGTTTGTCTTTAGCTTCTTCCTTCATTTTTTCTTTTTCAGTCAAGGTATTTACTTCGATACCTTTTAACTGCATCTGATAATTAAACTCAAGTTGCATCAACTGCATTTTAAGTTCAGCTTCATTTTGCATCTTCTGAATATCAAAAGCAGATTCAGCTTGTTTTACTTGAAGTTTAGACTGAGTCTCAGCCTGAAGCTGTTGCATTGCATTTTCAGCAGCAGACTGTTGAGATTGTTGTTGAATCTGACCTTGCATCTGCTGAGTCTCTTTAGCAATCTTTTGTTTTTGTTCTTCTCTCTTCTTTCTTTTTAATTTAAGAAGTTGATTAGCTAGTTTAAGATTTCTAACCTCTCTAATATCAATAGCGTCCTCTAATAGTATAGAATCACGAGATAATGAAACTTGAATATTTTGCTCTAACTGAGCTTTTTCTTCTTCATCAGGAGTAACCTCTATAAATATTCCAAAGTCATAGATATATAGATCCTTAATATTTTCTAGTATACCAACACTATATCTTCCGATCTGATTGATAAATTCTTCTTTAAAGTCAGAGTACTCTAAAATATCTGCTACTCTATAAGATATAGCTTCAGATAACGAACGAGTTATATATAAACTTGATTCTAATATATGTCTTGTAGCGGTATTTGAATTTAATGCAGCTAATTTTTGAACTCCTACTAAAGCATCAGGGTTTGGAGTTGATCCATCACGAGCTTCGTTTAATCCAGTTACGTCACGAATCATTCCTAGGTAGTGGTTATAACTTCCAATTAAACTTTGAAGTTTACCTTGACCACTATTTGTACCTAACTCAGAAATTGGAATTCTTGCATTATTAAATTCACCATCTCCAGTATAGCTTCTACCAATAACACTACCTGTTTGGAAGTATAATCTTAAAGCATCTTCTGGATTATATGCTGCTCCTGTTCCTAAATCAACCTCATTGATACCATCAGCATCAATAAATACACCATCAGGAACAACCTTAGCCAATACCTGTTGCATTTTTAAGTGAACGATCTGAATTAAATCAGCAAAGGGAACCATTCTTTTTACCAATGATTCAATGTTACCTTTATACATTCTTGGAGCACATGCTACATAATTAGGTATTGCATGTTGTGTGGCAGACTTAGGTCTTACCATATTTTTAGATAGTTCCCACTTAAGCATAATGTTAGTACCAGCTACCATTATACCATCATACCAAACATCAATAGTTTTTTCAATCTTTTCGAAGTTACCTTCATCCATCATCTCTTGTGGTGGGTTAAAGGTATCATCCTTTTGTATCATTTTTTTCACTACCGTTCTCTAAAGTTTTTTTCTTATAAACTATCTTCTTAGTAGTCTTAAAATTAAAGTATAATAATGTAGCAGTATCTCTGCTAAATATACTATTATCATAACCCTGTGATGAGTTATAATAGTTATTCCATGACTGACCATACTTAGCTATTTCATCTAACTGATCATTAGTAAGTGTAGGATCTATCTTAAGCAGTTCGGTAGTATGTACTGTTTTAACTTCTCCCCAATAGAAACAATCCTTAAAGTATGGATTCTCTGTATAGCTATAGATAACATTAGCTGGATCAACGTATTCTATACGAACACCATCACCAGGAAGGAACATATGTTTAGCCATACCAACACCAATAGTTGCTATATCTAAATCAATACTCTTTCTAATATCATTATATTTATTATCGTCAAATATAGTATTAATAGCTTGTTCCTCTGCAATTTCTATCGCAGGCTTATAGTTAAGCTGCATGAATAATGATAACTCATCATCTGTCTCAGGAAGTTCATCTACAGGAGTGTCAAACGCATCGATTCCAAACTGATTCTTTACTTGAACAAGTAATTCCTTAGCATCCATGTCTGTTTGTACAGCTTCTTGAAACTGAGAACGTTTATCTGTAGACATAGCATCTTGTGCATACGCCTTAACCTTAAACATTCTATCAGTCATTCCGTTTACTACAATATCAATAAATTTTGGTATAATAGGAACTGGAGTCCAATCTAAATTTAAGTGACTTAAATCTCCATCAACTGATAATTCATTCTTGTATTTTCCAACAGACTGTTCACCTCTAGCGTATAGTCTTAATTTATGAAATCCTGCACGTTGATCGTAAAATTTACATCCATTGCTATCTTTTCTAAACCACTCGTATTGAATACTTTGACCTATTCTCAATCCGTACTCATACGTCTCCTTTTCTTTATCAGAAGCAAAAAGATTTGGAAAGCTTACAGGGTTAATCTTTATAGTTACGTCCTTCATTTATTTATTATTTCGCTATGGTTTCCGCTATTATTATACTTTGCAAAGTTAAATATTATTTTCGATTCTTTTTTGACTTGAGTATACATGTTTTTTTGATTAGCCATAATAGCTAATCCTGAGCTAATTGCAGCATCAAACTTTGTTCTATTATTTATATCGAACCTAGCCCACTCCTCTATTGTTCTTGAAAAGTACATTGATCCCATCTCATCTGAGTCTCTATATGTACCCTCTAAATCAAGACCTACATACTTCTCTATATATGATTCTATAGCAGATGCGTGTGACTGTTTTACGTCTTCTGATGAGTTAGGTATACCTCCAAGCTCTCTTTCTGTCTTAGATAAGTTTACAAAACTCTTATCAGGTCTATTCATTGAGAATCCTCTATAACCTCTATTTTTAAAGTGGTATAGTAGTCTAGGTTTATTGTTCTCTACAAGTATTGGCATTCCGTAAAATATACAGGCCATAAGAACATCTTCAAAGAATATTTCAGCTGTCTGAGGTCTTGCTATATACTCTAAGAAGAAGTGATTACT